ATTTATTCTACAGCTTTGTTCTAATTTTCGGAATAGCTGCATTCTCGCGATGGGTGTTGCTCGGAGTCCTAAACATTGAAGGACAGAACGAGGCTAAGAATACGTAAAATTCACTTCCACCCCATCTAAAGTGCACTATTTAAAGGCTTCTCATGCCCCTCTCGTTATACACGCCTCCTCCATCATCCTTATGCCTTAAAGCCCTGTCTAGGGCCATAATAAGCGCAACAGCACCGTCAATGCGTTCGGTGCTTTTTTCTTTGTCCGGTTTGATATTCCCCGCGGGGTCTGTTCTGACATAGATGTTATCCATCATCCAGCGTAACGCCGGATTGCCGCTATGGGCCATTTTCTCATCCATTGTCAGCCTCATTAGTTCCTTAGTTGAAGGAGACATATCCTTAAATCCCTGTCCAAAAGGCACCACGGTAAAGCCCAAACCCTCTAAGTTTTGGGACATCTGCACTGCGCCCCAGCGGTCAAAGGCAATCTCGCGGATGTTATAGTTAACTCCAAGTTGCTCAATGAAGGTTTCAATAAATCCGTAATGGACGACATTACCTTCTGTCGTTTTAATAAAACCTTGCTGTTCCCAAGTGTCGTAGGGTACGTGATCGCGCAGCACTCGCTTGTCCATATTGACTTTAGGTATCCAAAAGAAAGGCACAACTTGATATTTCTCGTCTTCGTCGTTTGGTGGAAATACCAAGACAAAGGCTGTAATATCCGTCGTACTTGAGAGGTCTAGTCCTGCATAACACTCGCGTCCTTTTAACCGTTCAAGGTCAACTGGAAAGGCACATTTGTCCCACGCTTCCATAGGCATCCAGCGTATTGATTGCTTGACCCAAATACAGAGTCGCAATTGCTTAAAGGAATTTTCCTCGGCGGGGTTTTGCCTTGCATTCTCACAAGCAACCACCATCTTATCTTCAGAAACGGTGATCCCCAGGCTCGGATTGGCCTTCCGCCAAATTTCAGGTTTTGTCCAGTCGTCGGTTTCACTCGCTGCGTAGATGGTGGGGTAAAAGGTCTTGTCGGTTTTTCTGCCCTCTAGAATATCAACTGCCTTCTGATGTATCTCGTAACCGATACTGTGCATATCGTTGCCTGCGGTGGTGATCAGAAAATTTAACGGTTGTCGTCTCGCATCCGACGCACCTTGAAGCATGACCCGTGCCATTTCTCGATTGGCAACGTGCAGCTCGTCATAGAGAACGGCGTGAGGATTGATTCCGTGTTTAGAAAACGCTTCACTTGAAAGAACCTGGTAAAACGAGTTCTTCTCCGGATAAACCACCCGCTTCTGTGACGCCACGATCTTTAAACGTTTCTCAAGGGCCGGACACAGACCAATCATATCGACAGCAACCATATATATTAGGCTGGCTTGTGCTCGATCCGCCGCACAACTGTAGATTTCTGCCCCATACTCATCATCCGCCACCAGCATAAAAAGAGCGATCGCCGCCCCAAGCTCTGTCTTGCCCTGCTTCTTAGCGATCTCTACATACGACGTATTAAATTGACGGTTGCCGTCTTCCTTAACTACGCCAAAAATGTTACGAATGATCTCTATTTGCCAATCAAGCAGCTTGAATGGTTTGTTGTACCACTCGCCTTTGGTGTGCCTGAGGTTTTCAATAAAGGCTATTGCATAATCTGCTTTGGCTCCATCATAATGGGAAGTTGGCAGCATAAACCGGCTTGGGGTAAAGGCCGTAGCGTTTTTTCTAGCCAAAATCTCACCCTACTCTTTAATTACTTCCAGTGGAAAATCCACTAAAAAGGAACCTCCCAGTTTTGAGAAGTCCCTTTGCTTATCTAGTAGCTGTCAATCCACTCCATCCCCTCTTCAAGGCTGTCGCGCTCCCATTCGAGTTCGTTGTCCTTGGTGGTTATCCAGTGCCAGGTGAAGTGCTTGTCCCTGCTAGGATGCGTAGGTAGGGGGCCTTATGCCCTAGATCCATCGGAACCTTTGGCCCCGGTATTCTCGGCTGCCCCGGTCCGAACAACTTGCCCCAGCGGTTTTAACGAATGCCTCACAGCCCAACGTCGCGGGACACTGGGCGATCCCTGACTCAACTTGTGCAGCAAAAAAGGAACCCCTTTCGAAGTTCCTCAAAATTTTATTTAATCCGTCCGACCTTCTCATCAAACATATCGATCAGTTCCTCATCCAAAGTCCAGAACCTAATCAACTCGATGTACATGTCCCTGATCTGTTTTACATCCTCCTGAGCATCCAGTTTTCCCAGCACACAGACCTTTTCAATCGCTGTCGTTAGCAGACCTTTCAAAGTTTCCAGTATCAATTTCTCTGTTCTCATTAGCTCTCACTCCCTTCGGTGAGAGCTAATGAGCTGGGCCCTTTGCGCTTTGCTTCTGCTGCCTGTTGGGCTTCAATCGTTCGGTAGGCAGCGTTCCCGCCCAGGCTGCTTAGGAGAATACTTCGTTCGGCTTTGTATTCAGGGCCGATAAATCCGAGCTTCAAGAGGAAGCAGCGAAAGGCGTATTTTTCGTTTTCGTATTCTTTTTGTTTGACGGCGGTGCTCTTTTGTTTCTTGGCTTGCTCGTTGAGTTGCCAGCAAAATACACCGAAAGCATGGAGCTCTTCTGCATCCAGTGTGGCATTGAAAAAATTAAAACAAATGGTCATATCTACCAAGTCGATATCCAGATCACTATGCCCTGTGATCTCCCCGGTTTCCATAGCACCATTTACGACGCTGACAAAATCCTGCAAAGTATCTATGGGAACCGCGTTGATTGCCTTGACAAAGCTCGCTGGGAGTATGGCCTCATACCTGGAAAGTGCTTTTTGTATAAGGTTATGTTTGCACCATATCAAGTTTACAAGATTTCGAAGAGTATTCCCGTTATGAGCGTTCATTGGAAGGGTTATAGTCCAATTCCCTTCTGCCTTTGCGCCAGCAATATTTAAAGCGTCGAGCACACTCCGTAGCGTCACATGCTCCTCCTTGATTCCCATTTCCGGCGTTGTAATGATACCCTGTTTATTGATGGCCCATCCACCAGCATTGTAGTTGAAACTTGGCACTCCCGCATAAATAACTTGTTCTCCAATTGTATCTGCGATCACCGATGCCACCTGTTTGCGTTCTAAGCCTGTTACTTTGAAAGCGAATCTTAGGCTGTCGTTTGTCATGTTCTGTACCTACCTTTCGTTTTTGGTAGGTACATTCATCACTCTATAGGGAGTGTAAGTCAAGACTTTAATGGGCTTCAAGATAGGACACCTTTTCTCCGTTACGAACTAAAAAAACACCAGTAACACTACCCGTGTTTTTGAGAAATCTCTTCACTATCACGTCTGCATATTTTTCGTCGAGCTCCATCATATTGCAAACTCTTTCAGTTTGCTCTGCAGCGAGGATCGTTGTTCCTGAGCCACCAAACAGGTCGAGTACCAAGTCGCCCTTATGGCTAGAATTGACGATAGTCCTTGCTACCAGTTCAATGGGTTTCATCGTTGGATGTTGTTCACTTCGCTTCGGCCTCGGTATGTCAAACACGTCGCTTTGCTTTCTATCCACCAACGGGCAAAGTCTGCTGCTACCCTCAAACCATCCATACCATATGGGTTCATATTGGGTGTGATAATCTTTTCGGGAGAGCACCAACGAGTCCTTCTTCCAGATAATCGTACTTGACCAATGATAGCCAGCTTCGCGTATGGCATCCATGAGGCTTCCCCATTCTTGGGCACTCATTACAACATATGTCATACAGCCCGGCTCACTGACCGCGCTCATGGTCACGAATACTTTGAGCATGAAGTCCTTAAAATCTTCTGTGCTCATCTTGTCGTTGAGGATTTGGCGACCGGGCTTCCAGCTTGGATGGCTGCTCCCACCGTAGTCAACGTTCCACGGCGGGTCTGTAAAGACCTGCCGAGCTTTTTGCCCATCCATCAGTACCTTAACCTCATCCAGAGAAGTGCTGTCACCGCACATTAAGCGGTGGTTTCCCAGAAGCCATATATCTCCACGCTGGCTTATCGGGGTTTCAATTTCCGCTAGAGCCGCATCTGTGTCAAAGTCATCTTCTATGACATCTTTGGAGCCAGCGTTGTCATTACCAAACAATTCATCAATCTCCGCCGCTTCAAAGCCTGTAAGCGAAACATCGAAGCCACTGTCGCCGAGATCTTTTAACAAGTCCGTGAGAAGTGGCATATCCCATTCACCCGATACTTTGTTGAGCGCGATATTCAAAGCCTTTTCACGCTGCTCGTCCATATCTACAACCACGCAGTCTATTTCCTTTGCGCCCAACTCAGTCAAAATTTTATATCTCTGATGCCCACCCACGATGTTGCCGGTTTGCTTGTTCCATATGACCGGCTCGACATAACCGAATTCCTCCATACTTTTACGAAGCTTCTCATACTCCGCATCACCGGGCTTTAGGTCTTTACGGGGATTATATTTTGCCGCCTTTAATTGATCGATGGGTATTTTCTGGATGTCCATTGTTTCCCTCCCAAAATAAAAACACGCATGTTAAAGCGTATCTAAAGGTATAACCGTAAAGAAGATCCTGGCATTTTCGCATGTGAGCCCGATCCGTCATTCAATCCGAACACATACCCTGCTCATAAACGCTATCCCCACACAAGCCAACGTGAAGCATCACAGGGTTGGTATTTTATCGACTTTTCCTCGCTGTAAGTAAACGTTCCATCTCGTCGTGTGGTGTTGCCCCTTCATAATTTTGAGTGCTGTTATCCTGCACCACCTGGTAGATCTGATACCAGATACTATTTGCCTGCTTCATAAAGCTCTGTGACATGGCAACGAATGGTGAAGGCATCGCGTTTCCAGTGGTTGGATGTCTAGCCAGAAATCCAAATTCGTTAATACTCTCTTCGCACTGAATCCAGCGTGACACCGCCATGGCATATTGTTCTAATAGCTGAGGATTGAGCAGGTGAGAACACTTGCGTTCCTTTATCCAATCCCATGTTTTCTGATATATTTCAACAGCATAGGTGTCTTTGCCGCCCTTCTGCTTTGCCGAAAGATAGTCTCTTGGGGGCGGCATCTCCTGTCCTGTCAAATCAGAAACGCCCTCAAATTCCACTATGGTCAGTTTCCTTTTTCCGGGGTTGCCTTCAAGAATCTTCTCGGCGATGGGTTTTTTCTTACCGCCCGCACCGACACGAGCACCCCCGTGTCCGTTTGCCATTATCTCACCTCGCCTATACCAATTTGAAACTTGCCTATACCCTTCCTTGAACCTGCGAAATCTCGCGCGTGACCCTTCAACCGGTCCTTTTTGGTATAGTTGTAAG